GACCAAATTCAGACGGCGGTAGATGCCGTAACCATCCCCGAACTCTTGCAAATAGAGGGCGACATCCGTGTTAGTAATGCCACAAAGACGGCTATTGAAAACTACGAAAAAAAACACGGTATTAAAGACGGTGTAAAAGTTGAGGGCGCACCACAAAAACAAGAACTCAATCCCGAAACAACACCGCAAAACAATGCTATTCCTGAATGGGCAAAGTCATTCATTGAGCAACAAAGTACGCTTATGAATGAGATTTTGAACATAAAACAAGGAAAAACAGCGGAAACACGCAAACAGCAACTTTTAAAAGCAATCGAAAACACGCCCGAAGTGTACAGAAATTCCATTGTTAAAAACTTTGAACGCGCATCATTCAAAGATGATGATGACTTTTCAAACTATCTAACGGAATTACAAGCGTCCACAGAGGAAGTGATTAAAGACTTTGCATCGAAAGGGGCAATTTTCAACATTCCACAAACACAAGGCGGAAAAACAATACCCGCACAACCATCAAAAGAGAAAGTGGAAGAAGTATTAAAACAACTAAACAATTAACAAAATGGCAACAACCAATTTAAACAATGAACAACAAGTAATTGATACCGGTATGGATTCCATAGTTATCGTTAAATGCCTTGAAACAATACCTGGCGGACGCTCCCTTGATGTTACAGGATTTACGCCTACTGTTATCAGAAAGGGGCATATTATCATAAAAGATAACGCGGATGTATATAAACCGATGCCGATTACTACCTTAGGAGACGCTTATGATGCGCTTCCCGCAAGCCACACCTACGTTGGAGTATTAAATGCTTCAATACCTACAAACAAACCGATGGCGGCTATTATGGTACGTGGTACTGTAAATGAAGTAGCAAGTCCATATCCGGTAACTACGGCAATGAAAACCGCTTTACATCTTATTCGTTTCACAAAAGATTAAAATTAAACAACTATGAGTAAAGAAGCAACATTATTTCCCGAAATGGTCGGCATTTGGTATCCTGTATTAGCAAAGGCTATTGAGGACAAAATAAACGACAAAAAAACGCTGCCTACATATTTGTATCAAACAATGATGGGAGAGCAGTATTCTACAACCCTTAAATGGGAAACACTATCTACAATCCGTTCAATCGTAGCCGCTGATGTGGTTTCAATGAGTTCTACGCTTCCTTTGAAGAAAAGAGATTCATTGCAAAGAGCCACAGGCGATGTTCCCAAGTTGGGAATGAAAATGAGTTTGAACGAAAGAGAACTTAACGACATCTATAATATGATAGCAAGGGGCGCAAGCGAATCTACTATCGTTGCAAGAATATTCAATGACCTTGACAAAGTTACAAGGGGCGTATATGAAAGATTAGAGTATATGTTCCTTGAACAGTTATCTACCGGTGTGTTTACCGTAGATGATAGCAACAATGTAGGTACAGGCGTTCGCTTGTCTATCGGATATTTGGATAAAAACAAATTCGGCGTTGAAAAACGTTGGGGTAATCCCGATGCAAAACCGCTTACGGACATTGAAAAGGTTATCACACGCGCAGGCGAAGACGGTAACACTATAACTACTATCGTATTGAGCAAAAAGACCTACAATCAGATGCGTAAATCCACCGAAGCAAAAGAATTGTTTGCACAATCTATCGGCTTCACAGGAGCAAACATTGTAGCACCGCTGCCATCCCAATTCAACAATATAATGAGCGACCAATTTGGAGTGAAATTTATTGTTGTTGATAGGGCAATCAAACACGAAAGAGACGGCAAACAAACAACCGTATATCCTTTTTCTGATGATTCAGTGGTATTTTTGACTTCCGACAATGTAGGCTCTGTTTATTACGGCACACTTGTAGAAGAAAGAACGCCTGTGTCCAACGTTCAATATCAAAAAGTAGGAAACTACATTTTGACATCTAAATTCTCTCACAATGACCCATACGAAGAATTTACATCTTCACAGGCTTTGGCTGTTCCGGTACTTGAAAACGTTGATAACATCTATTTGTTAGACATCAAAGGAACTGAAAAAGTAACCGATGAGGGCGGCGGCGATATTGAAGTATTTGGAGTTATAAAAGCGAAAACCGATGTAGTAACTGCATTAAAATCAATGGGTGTATCTGTATCTAATAAGAGCAGCATTGATAGTATTAAATCCGCAATCAGCGCATTAAGCAACGCACAAAAGGACGAACTTAAAAAACTTCTCGGTATATAATGACCCTACTTGAATCTCTTAAAGGAATAAATGCCTATCCTATTTTATACAACACAATAGACGAAATTGCTATTAGGCGTGGAATTAACTTAGAAGATACCGCTACACAAACATTATTAACCTCTAAGGAATATCGGCTTTCACGAGCCGATATTCTGAAATGGTTAGCGTTTGCCCCAAACAAAACCGAAGAGGGATTATCATATACTTTTTCAGACGAAGAACGCAAAATGTTATTGGATGAAGCAAACGAAATCTACGAAGAATTTGAGGATTCGGAAGAGGATAAGGTAATTTATGGATATAAGGGAGATAGATTATAATTATTAACAACTAAAAAACAAAATATTATGGCACTAAATAAATGTGCGGCAAATGTTGCCGCAAGTGTAAAACAAGACTGTGAAAATCCTATTGTTCACGGCTATGAAGACGTTGCATTGCTTTTTAATTTTAGCGATGTGTCCTTTGTGAAAAATGCTACAAATTATAGACAAAAAACGTCTGTGGTAGTAAAAACAGGGGCTAAACCTTTTGCTATTTATAACCCTTCAAATATTCCGTTTGCAGACAACTCGGATGCCGCAAGTTTTGACGGCTTACGTCCATCGTACAATAAAACGATTTCATTCACTATCCCAATGCGTGGAACAAAAACGGCTAAGGATATTGTTGAGCCTTTATTGAAAAACAGAGAGGGCTATGTAGTTATTTTAGCGACAAAAGACCGTGTTGGCGATGGCTCGTTTCCTATTATTGGAAGTGAAGCAGGGGCGGTTTGTACAGCACAAGAAAGAAAAAATGCTGATAAAACAACCGGCGGAGAATGGAAAATTACGCTTGTAGAGGAAAATGCTCCATCTGCCGAAATTTGCTTGTTTGATACCGATTATGAAACATCACGGACTGAATTTGACAGATTATTAGGACTTATAGAAGATTAACAATAATAAAGCGTTGTGGTGGCGCAAGAATAGTTACTATGGCTATTGACTACGTTTTTTGCTTGGAAAATTAACGCGCAACGCTTTTTAAAATAATAAAGTTATGGCAATAGTACCAATATCACAACTCCGTACACGGTCTCAAACAATTAAGAATGCAATAATTTCTGGTGAAAATACGGCAAATCGAGTCGGTAGCCTTCACGAAGACCATATAGATACTATGGAAAGTATTGATAATACAAGAGGTAATCAGATTTCAAGTATTAATAGTCAGATAATTACTATTAATACAGACATTAATACACTTAAAAATAGAGTTTCTGCACTTGAAGCGTTAGGAATAGGAGCAGAATTAACATCTATTAAAAATAAAATTACGTTATTAGAAGCAGATGTAGCAACACTAAAAATAAAAGTAGGAAATTACGGTGTTTGGATTTCAGATTTGCAAATTCAATGCCAGATATTGCAGAATTGGATAATGCAATTGTTCCAAATAACAGATAATATAATTAATAGTGTTTTTGATAATAACCACTTTGAAAGCAGTACTGCAATATTAAAATCTGATTTGTCTAATTATCAACTTCGTCATTGGTTTTATATTGATGTTGGCGATTTAGATGTTCCACATATTCACCCAGATTTTACAAACTTAAATATTGACAGATATGCAGAGTTAATTTTTTTATTTGTTAATAATACTCAACCTCTCACTGCACTACTACCAAGTAATGCAATGAAAAATGGAGTGTTTACTGTTAATGGAGGAGAAACGCTTGTAGTTACTGTTAAGTGGTATTTTCTAAACAACATTTATTATTTCAAAGGAGAAAAATACACAGTTTAAAATTAATTATTATGGAAGAAAAATTTGAACATATTAAAAGACTTAAAGAAGAAGCAGAACGAAAAGTTATTTTTTTTAATGCACAAATCCTACAAGCACAGGAAGAAGTTGATGAGTTAAAGAATGCTCTATTAATACTTGAACCACAAATTTAATAAATTTATTATGGAAGAAGAATTAATACGATTAGCAGAAAAACCAATGCTATTAAAAAAAGATATGCGTAGAATTGAGGAATTATCTTTGGAACTTAATACTGATTTTCCTGTTACAGATTGTCCAGACGCTTATAAAAAGCAAATTACAATTTTACTTGACAAAATAGAACCTAACGTAAAACATGAAATAATATATAAACTTCGTGATACAGTTGATATTATTTGGAAAAATAAACGTGTTAATCCGCATACTATTACACCAGAAATTGCAGAAGATTTAATTGAATCGGGATTGATAGGATTATTCAAAAAAACATAAAATGAAACTAAAGATAGATGAAAAAACTAAATGGGACGAAATATATCTGTTACTAACGGAAGATGATTTTAAGGAATTACAAAAAAAAGTAACAGAGATTTTTCCATTTAATTTCTATCAAATTACAATAGGTGATTTAGCACAAATGTCGTGTTATCCTCCGAAATTTCCAAATATTGAAAATTACGACAAAGAAAATTTAACCGTTTTCGATTATTTTAAAATCAAAAATGCAAATGATTTTATTATTGAGTTTACCAAAGATTTAAAGATATACGAACTATCGAAAACGGTTGAGGAAAACAACGCAAATTCAAATTTACCCGACTTTACGCTTATTGAAGTAATGCTATGTTTTACACAAAATTACTTTAAATTACAAAACTTCGGAGAGGCTGAAAAAATAACACTTCTTGAATATTTGTTGGCAAGAAAGAATGACTACACACAAAAACTTTACGAAAAAAACCTAACTAATGAATTTACTCGAAAAAGTAGGGGAGGCAGTTAAACCGCTTCAGTTTATTCTTAATTATTTTCTGCGTACAAACGAAACATTAAATACGCGAAAATTCCCATTAGTAATTATTAATCGTAATCCGAACAGCCAATTAATTAATAGAAGCGGGAATTTATGTGAACAAACAGATTTTCTTATTTTTTTTATTCAAAAGACTACCAAAGATAGATATTCCATTGAAAATGAAAAACTAATTAATGAGATGAAAGAACTTGCTTTGAATTTTTTGCGAAAAGTAAGAAAAGAAAATGTGTTGTCTATTATTGGGGAAGTAAGATTAAGCAAATTGTACGATTATAAAGATGCGAATGTTACCGGCGTGGGATTGTCTATCACATTAAGAGAAAATTTTGGAAACATTGAAAAAAAATGATAGAAACTGTTATTGAAATTCTTGAAAAAGCAAAAAATGATATTGTCGCCAATATTCAATCGGCAGGAATAACAGCGAGCGGACGTACTGAAAGGAGTTTTCGTGTTGAGCAATATAATGGCGGTGTAATGCTTGTGGCAGGCGGAGAGGATACAGCACCAATAGGAACGCTTGAAATAGGTAGAGCAGGCGGAAATGTTCCGCAAAACTTTACAGATATTATTCTTGGATGGATGCACGAAAAAGGAATAACGGAAGACCCAATTCCGTATAAGCGTGAGCCATCTGAAAAATGGCAACCTGTGTACACTCCGGAAGAAAGAGGAGAATACAAAAAAGCATATTTCATTGCTAAAAAGATAAAAGAAAAAGGCACGGAACGGAATGAAAACCAAAGGAATGATATTTATTCCTCTGTGATACCGGATGTGTTAGAGGATATAAAAAAAGTAGTATTTGACTATGCAGTTAATGCAATTAAAATAAATTAAAATGGCAGAAGAAAAAAAAGAAATAATTATTGACGTTAAAATAAACGCTGAAGATGTTATGGAGCGGCTCGGCGCAGTAAGCAAAGAGATAGATGCTTTGAAGTATAGAAATATGGATTTGCGACAAGAAATGGAGTTGGATGGGAAACTATATAAAACAAACGCTGCTTATATTGCTGAAAATGAGGCTAAAATAAAATCACTTTCTGCTGCGCAAAAGTCATTAGAAGGACAATATCAGATAATTACAAAAGCAGGACATAGTTTCGGAAGTTCAATTATTGAACAGAAAGAAGCGTTGAAAAATTTGCAGTTACAATACACTTCACTAACAGAGGAGCAAAAGAAAAGCGTTGGCGGGCAAGAAATGAAAAAATCATTAATTGAACTGAATAATCAAATAAATGAGTTAGACCCATCATTTAACAAATTTGGAGAATCAACAAAATCACTGCGCGCTGAGTTGATTAATCTAACTAATGAGATGGTTAGAATGGCAGAAGAGGGGTTGAAAGACAGTGAGCAATACGAGGAACTATCAGCGAGAGCGGGAGAACTAAAACAAGACATTAATCTTATCCAAGCAGAGATAAAAGGATTAGCAAGCACATCCCCGATGTTAGATGGCTTGATAGGCAGCGCACAGGCACTTGTTGGGGCATTTGGGGCATACAAATCCACAATGGTTTTGTTGGGTATAGAGAATCAAAATTTTGAGAAAACGATGAAGCAGATGCAAGGGATATTAACGCTTCTTGTTTCACTTCAAACAATCCATAACACAGTAATAAAAAACTATAATTTACAGGTGTTTGCTAAAAATGCACTTGACAAGATAGGTATTAATCAAACCATTGCAGCAGCCAAAGCAGAGGCGGCAAAAACGGCAATGATGACAAGCGGAAGCATTGCAACAAAGGCAGCGGCAGCGGCTACTTGGTTATGGAACGCGGCTTTATCCGCTAATCCTGTTGTACTTGTATTAACCGCTATTGCGGCACTTGTTGTAGGAATATCTGCATTTGTAGGGAAAACAAAAGAGGCTTCCGATGAAACAGCGCGATTTAATAGAGAACTTGATTTGCAATATAGCGTTTTAGGAAAGCAAAAAGAAAAGCAAAAAGAGATTACAGACATATTGCAACATCAAATTAATCTAATGAAAGCGCAAGGGGCGAGTGCTGATAGTGTCGCCGAAGCAGAAGCGAAACTAATGAGCCAACGTATTTTAGATGCAAGGAAAAACTATGAACTCAATAAAAAATACGTTGACAGTTTGGAGATGAATAAACAAATTCTTGAAGATAGAAAAAATGAAGAGGCTAAATTGATTGACCAAATTGCAAATGAAAGCGGAAAAAGAAAAAAAATACTTGAAAAAGAATTAAAAAACGTTCAAGATGTTATAAAAAAAACAGAACTTAATATTAAGATAGGAATAGAGGTAGAATCTGATAACGAAAAAATACAAAGAGAAGCTCAGATTGCCGCTGCAAATGAAAAAAAAAGACAAGAGGATGCAGCAAAAGCAGCAAAAGCCGCTTCCGAAAAACGCGCCGCCGATGCTTTAAAAATTCAACAACAATTACAGGATGAATTGTTAAAGATGAACTACGAAAAAACACAGTTAGAAATAGCGCAGGAAACAATAGCAACGGAGCGAAAGACAAAAGAGTTACAAAAAAACTTTGAGGAGCAGTGGAAAGGAATAAAGAATAATGATTCCAAAAAAATAAAGGCACAAGAGGATTTAGCACAACTCATTGAAACCATTGAAAAGAACAGCGCAAAGAAAATACAAGACATCAAAGATAATGCGACAGAAGAAAGTATAAAGAAACAGATAGATGAGGAGCAAAAGCGTATTTCTCTGCTTTTGGAAGTGGCGACAAAAGGCAGCGATGCAGAATTGGCATTAAGAACTCAACAAATAGAACTTTTACGCAAAGAAGAGTTGCGGCAAGCCGAAATAACTAATGCTGAAAAGTTAAAGTTAGGAGAGGAAAATTTAATTGACTTACAAGCAATAAATGAAAAGTACGACTACCAACTTAACGAAGCAAAAAAACAAAATATAATTAAGCGGGAAAAAGAAATTTCGCAAACTATAAAAAATGAGTTTGATAATCGTGTTCTGATGGCAGGAGAAAATGAAGAGATTGTCTCAGAAATAGAATTAATAGGTGCTCATAAAAGATATAACTATCTTAAAAATTTAGACAAAGAAACAAAAGAAGCACTATTTGAAAGTAATGCGGAGTACACAGCAGCATTAATAGAAAGTAGAAATAGAATAATAGTAGCAGAAAAGGCTGTAATGACAGCGCAGATAAATACAATAAAAAGTGTTGGGACTGCAATATCAAGTGTTTCAGATGCCATTGCAAGCGTTATGAGCACTATGGCAGAGGATAGTTACGAATATGCTGTTTTTCAAAAACTCCTCGCTATTGCAAAAATTGCACAGGCAGTTGCATCTGCTGTAGCATTAGCGATTGAGGCAGCCGCTCCTGGAGACCCTTATACCGTTGCTGTTCGTATAGCGGCAGCGGCAGCGGCAGCAATCGCTGCAACTGCCACTCTTGTTTCTACTGTAAAACAGATTACTATACCAAATCCTCCAAAGTTTGCAGGCGGAGGTATAGTTCCTGGCAACTCAACAAGTGGAGATAAAGTTCCGGCACTGTTAAATAGTAGAGAAATGGTTCTAAATATGCAACAACAAAGTAAACTTTTTGATTGGGTGAGTAGTGGCAATGTTAATGCTGGAATTGACTATGATTTGCTTGCTGAAAAAATTGCAACTGCAAATGAGAGTTTGCCTCCTCCGGTTATGGATTATAGAGAATTTACAGACTTTCAAAGAAGATTACAAATTATTGAACAAAAAACAAGAATAGCATGAGAGTTTTTGAAAATTCAAACTTTAAGATAGAATACTTTGACATGGAAGCAATGATGTGGGAGACTAATTTCATTGTCATCATTCGTAAAAATTCAACCATTCCGAGTATTCGTATTGGTGAAGCGGTATATAACTTTTACAGCAATGTTATTCGAGTAGATGTATCAGATTATATTCGCGCAATGATAACAGGAGAAATTCAAATTTATATGCCGGATGATACATTGATACATGAAATAGAGTTTGATGGTGCTATTGCAGGATTCTCTACATTTGTGAGAGAAATTATGCCACCTTTCAGAATACCATTTATTCCTACGTTTCAAATGACAAGTGTTCAATTCTATTTTTACTTGAATTTGTTTTTGCCTGACCATGTAGGAAAGCCTATTGAGAAACTTGTTGGATTAAATTGGAAAAATATTGGAACAGTAACCGGTGATATACAGGGTATTACCGTTACAAATGATACTGATTTATTGCGAATTAAGAATGTTATAGTTGCAGGAACAAACGGAAAATTTGATAACACATTTGATTATACTTTTGGAATAGCATTACATAACGTTGATTTGTCTATTTATTTCAGACTTGAAACCCCTGAATGTGAAGAAGATTATGTTATGTTAGAGTGGAGCGGAGAACAAGGTCTCGGAAAGACTTGGTTTTTTAGATTGTTTTCAACCATAAGAGGTTATAATAATAATGTAAATATTAAATTAAATGAGAATCCGGATGGATATAATGTTTTGAAAAATAAAACTATTGACTTTACCATAGGACAGAAAAAAGCAGATTTGCTTACGCGAAAATATTTAGCAGATATTGTATTTGCTGATGATGTTTATTTAACTATGAATGGGAAAAAATATCGTGTTTGGATTGAAAATAAAAATATAGTTGTTAATGAAACAGAAAAACTTGATGATATAAATCTATCAGTAAAGTTTAAATTATACGATACGATATGATGTATAGATTAATTATTGACGGTAAAGAGGTTGAACTCGAAAATAAAACAGAACTTTCTTTTATATATGAAAATTCTTTGTTTG